AATGAGATTGTATTTCTATATTATCCTTCACAAGCTATACACTCCACATCTTCTAAATTAATTCTAGGTATTTTAGTATTAACATTCTCTACATTTCTAGCTGCATTAGTTCTAAAGTAATACAAAGATTTAAGTTTGTGCATACCATACCAATGAACATCACTAACGTATTGCATGTAAGTATCATGTACTTCTTGGCTCTCGGTAGCACTTGGTAAAGTGAAAAATAAATTTACTGATTGAGCTTGACAAATAAACTCTTGCCTTTTGTAAGCATGTTCCACTAACCAAATCTGATTTATTTCGTTTGCTGTTTTAAATAATTCTTTTTCTTCTTCATTTAAAATATCTATGTTTTTTACTGAACCTTCATTACTAGCAATGTCTTTCCAAACCTTATCAAGTTCCTCTCCTTTTAGTCCTTTAGTTTTTAAAAGTTTTTCTAAGTATTTATTTTTTACTTGATAACTACCTGATAAAGTTTTATGAGTATACACATTAGCTCGATAAGGTTCTATAGAAGGGGATGTACCAGAGCATATAATGCTACTACTAGCGTTAGGAGCAATAGCAAGTGAATGAGTATTGCGAAGACCACTACCGGAAATATCAGGAGCCTCACCACGGTTTTCCGCAAGAGTCTCACTAGCCTTCTTCGCTTCTTTCTTAATCTTTTTAAACGCTTGGTAGTTAAAGCTTGTGGCTTGGAGTCCTTCAAAAGGTATGCCTTTACTTTGTAGATAAGCATGAAAACCCATTGCTCCAAGACCAAGAGACCTTTCACGATAAGCTGAGTAAGCTGCTTTTGCAAATCCTTCTTTACCTTCTTTAATGTATTTAATAAATCTTTTATAATTAGCATTATACTCTCCAAGTTGTTCTGTGTCAATAGCATTGTCAATAAAATGTTGTAAAACATTATCTAACATAGTTATTAAATCAGAAATAAATAGTGGCTCCTCTGACCATATATCATAGTGTTCTAGATTAACACTAGATAAACAACATACAGCGGTACGTTCTTCATTAGTTACTAGAGTTATTTCAGAACAAAGATTACTTTGTTTAATTTCTAATCCTAAATCTTTTTGTCCTTGCGGTAATGCTTCATTACAAGTGTCTATATTAATCATGTAAGGTTCACCTGTCTCAGCTCTAGCATTTAATATTTGCCACCATAAAGAACGAGCATTGATTGTTTTACAAGCTTCATTCGTTTTAGGGTCTATCAATCTAAAGTCAGCATCCTCTTCTACCGCATTTAGAAAATCATTAGTAATGTTTATACCATTATGTAAATTTAAATTCTTTCTATTTATATCTCCACCAGATTCTTTTCTCATGTTTATAAACTCTTCAATCTCCGGATGTGATATATCCATATAAGCAGCATAGCTACCTCGTCTAGTTACACCTTGATTAAAGGCTAACATTTGTGAATCTACTACATGGATGAATGGAATTGTACCAGTAGAACGACTGCCTGAAGAAGTAGAAATACCGTTACTCCTAATATCTCCCCAATATCCACCAATGCCTCCACCAGAACTTGCCAACCAAATATTCTCGTCATAGTGAGCAGATAAACCAGTGCGACTGTCAGGAACATAATTGAGGAAACAGCTAATAGGTAGCCCACGAGTGGTTCCCCCGTTACTAAGTATAGGAGTGCTAAACATGAACCAACCATCGGAACAGTAGTTATAAAGCCTTTGAGCAAGTTCGAAGTCAGTAGTTTGTTTGTAAGTAGCTGCAAAAACTGCAGCCCTAGCAAAAGATTCTTGTGCATGTGTTTCATCCTCCCAGAAATATCTATCTTTTAATGTATCTAAACTAAACTTGTCTAGTTTTTTTTCTTTATCATAATCTATGACAATACCTAAATAAGGTTTTTGACCTATTTTATCTTCCATCAATTAATCTCTTTGTTTTGTTGTGCTAATAATATCTTTAATAATTTTTTCTCGTACCACTCAGCTTTTTTTAAATCTTCAACACCATTTTTATATTTAAATCGCCAACGATATTTAAGTGAGTTACCTCGTAAGTATCCAACAAATTCATCATGGTCTAACATAGCTTCAATAGCATCAATGCACTCTATATCTCCTTGATTGTAATGTTCCGGTTTGTTAATAAGGTCTCCTACTGTTTTATATTTCATTTGTTAAGTCCTCTAGTTTAATGTTAGGATTTTTCTTTACATGTTTATAAAACCAACGTAAAGTGTAGGCACTAACCATAAATTTATTGTTAGCAAATATATGTGTTTGGTCTGGTAAAAATTCATGTAAGTTTTTTTCATTTATTTTATTTCTATCCTCTCCTTCTGGAGTCATACTTCTTAACCATTCAACCATTAATTGTTTAGATTTTTTTCTAAGTTTCTTAGCTTTTTTTCCGTTCATAATAGTTTACTCAAATAAAGAAGGGTCATAATTTTTAACTAACTTCCAATAAGTTAGAATACTGTTAAACATATTGATATGTTTTTTGTGTGATTCTTTTTCCCATATATGACAAGATATTAATTCTGGATTTTTTCTATCTACAAATATAGAAACTCTTTCTGGATTTTTATAATTACAACCTTGAGCATAAGCTGACAGTTGCATACCATGTTCATCATAAACTAATCTTGCAGGGTCTTTGCCTTTTAAATTATCTTTAGTTTTAAAGTCTATAAAAATACCTGACTTAGAATACAAATCTATTTTACCACCATACCCCAGTTCAGCACAGAAAGAATCTTCAGCAATCCATTCTTCGTTAGGAAATGTTTCATCTAAGTAATCTTTTATTTTCTTATAGATTTTATTTTTAGATTTTCCTAAAAATCCTTTTTCTATTTTAGCATGTATTTCAGTTCCTTTCTTAGCAGCATTCTTACCAATCTCTTTTGAATGTTCTTTACATCTATAAAGAAATTCTTCTGTAGATTCTAAATCATCTTGAGTTAAAGTCAAAGCAGAATTTATAGCTTGGTCTATCTTCCAATTTTCTAAAGATGGTTTAGCTACCAGTCCTAATATAGTTGTAACTGATGGAACTAAACCTAAATTTTTAGCATCTCGTAAAGTTGTATTTCTTTCTTTGCCATTAGCACCAATGATAGTATACATTGGTTCGCCTTCTTGAGTATACCAGTGACCAGACTCTGATTTAAATTTACTGTACTGGTCATTTAGATTTTTTATCATATTCTTTAAACGCTTTAATTACATCTTTTGAAAATAACTTTTGCAAGTTAACTAAGTACATCCTACTAGCTTTGTTATCTCCACCTGAAACTGTTTTAAAATAATCAAGATTGTTTACTATGGTTCTTAATACATCTGTTTTAAAAACTAAAGTACAATACTCGTTATCTCCAATACATAAATTATGAAACCAATAATCAGATTCAGTAGCTTTTATTCCAGAGGGTTTGTTCCAACTTTCATATTCAATACAAATATTACCAGTCTTCATCCACATATCCCTTTCAGATTTTACTTCTATCTTTTTATTAGTTAGCATCTCTGCTATTTTTTCTTCTCGTATTGTACCATATTTTAAATCTATGTCAAACTTTTTTCTATCTTTTTTAGTGGGTTTCACTCCAATTACCTCCAATTTTGTATTCGCCATCTAAAGGACAACGAAGATTAAAATGCTCTCCGGCTTTTTGTATTGCTTCTACTGCCATCATTCCTGCACACTCTGATTGTTTTTCTATAACTTCAATCTGCCATTCATCGTGTATGTTCGCTACAAATTTATAATTAATAGCATTTAGTTTATATTTAGTATCTAAATCTGTCAATGCTTTTTTCATTATGATA